ACCTACGATTCTGTTCTCTTCTACACGTGCCTGTAGTTCGTCAGCAGATATAACACTTGTGCTATCAGGAATATCTTCCCATGCCTTTGCTACTTTCTGATAGTATAACTGTAGATCATTAGTTGATAAGGCGTTACCATCAGTTCCATTTATTGTGCTCTGTATGTTCTTGCCATCAGCATACTCAAAACATGTAAGTTTGTGGTGTGAGTATGTTGGTGGTGATGATGCACTTGGTTGTGCAGGATCTTTGTACACACCTGATGATATACCATCAAAGAAACTAAACTGCCAGAAATAGCAACCACCTGTTACACGGAAGATTGCACTAGCAGGAATTGCTGCTGTTGTTGGATCAGGAACATAGAGAGGACGTAACTTAGTCTTACGTAAGTCCATACCTACGATAGATGTACCTCTAGGAACTATAACACCGCCTTCTACTGAATTAAATCTGTATAAAATATTGTTTGGATTTATATTACCACTGTCATCTACTAGTGTCATGTCACTAGATGCACTTAACTCGGTAATATCTGCAGGAATATATGCCTGTCCTGCTGTATTTGTGCCAGGTCTATTGTCAATAACGTAATCGCCAGGATATAATACTATACTGAATGACTCGAATGTATCGTTAAACTGACCACTCTTGTACGAAAATCTTGCTGCTTCAAGTAACGCCCTTTGCAAACTCTTGAAAGGACGGTTTGGTGAGTTACCTCTATTGTCAAATGCGTCAGATGCATCAAAGTCATCAGAGTTGACATATAAGCAACGTCCAGTTTTTGATGTAAAGACGTTTTTAAGTCTTGTTAGTGCCATCTTTTAAAAGGTTATGATAGTGTTTCAGCAGTTTCTTCAAATCCGATTAGAGAGAATGAAACAGCAGCGGAAGAACTAACGAAAATAGATTGATATGATCCTAAGACCAACCCATTCAATTCAAAAATGTCGGAGTTTGTGACCTGTTTATTTCTTGCGATATACTGGTAGTCAGCACATTGTGATACGCCAGATATTAAACATTCTATACCATTTCCAGATATAAACTCCGTAGCTGGTGTAGTATTTCCTGCAGCAGCATATCTGGTTACTGTAGTACCAACTGGTCTCCAGATCCTACCATTAGATCTGTTAAGATTGTTGTTACTTTGCTCACGAACCTCATTGGCATCGTTCGCATATAGGTGAACATAATCTAAATTATTTCTAAACTCATAGTTTTGTAGGAATAATGTTCCTTGTAATGAGTCATAGAATCTAACGACACCAGAGTGACCGTCAGTTCCACCAGTTCCTGCGTATGAAGGTCCTGCAGAACATGTTCCACCACCGCTAGATGTAAAGTTTGTGTCGCCAGGTACATCTAACCCTAGTGGGTGAGTCATATTTCTTAACCACAATTTTTTATTTACTGTATCTGAGTAATGAATTATTGCAGTCTGTGCAGCAGGGGATCTGTTAGAGTTAGTCCAACTTAAAGTTTCTCCTACAGCAAATGTTCCAGACTCGTTTCCATACTCTAGTACAATAGATGATGTGTAACTGGTTGCAGTTCCTGACGGAAATAAAAATGCACCATAGTTATTTGGTGTGCTCGGTTGTGATGCTAGTGCATCGAGTTGTATGACATCCGTTTGTTCTACTATACCGACATCTATATTTGCATTACCACCTGTATTATTTGCAACAACTAATTTAGCACTCACTAAGGTAGCTTCTGGACATGTATACATGCACCAACCATTAGTTGCTATTGCGTTACTGTTTGCAGCAACCGTATTGTTTGTATAATCTGATACTGTAGGAGTAAAGGTTGCTAGAACTCCATTCTGTTTTACCGCCATGATTGATTAATTAGCTAAAAAGTAAACTTTGCCTCGTGAAAGACCTCCACCACCGCTTATTGCGTTTAGTGTTGTTGTTGCACCTGTGGATGGATCTGTGAGAACAAGTTCTCTGGCAGATATTTTACCACCTGTATTATTTGTTGGGTTAGTTGTGTTGATAGTTATGTCACCATCTATCCAACTGTCGCCAGAAACATCTAATTTATATTGTGGAGACTTGCCTAGACCGAATCTACCAGATCCATCTATGACTGCCTCGTCAGTTCCTAAATTATTGGTGAAATTAAGACTGATAGCAGCAGCACCCTTTTGTAGGATGAACTTACCCGCAGATCCATTTCCTGCAATAATAGTAGAGCCTGTAGAATATATAGACCCCTCAACTTCTAAGTTATATGTCGTTGCGGGTCTACCAATACCTACCTTAGTAGGGTCAAGTTGGGAACCAAACTGGAAGTCGGTTCCTGTTGCAGCGGTAATATTACCGCCATTTACTATGTTACCCCCGAATACTGCGTTACCAGTAGTAGAATCCAGAGTAAACTTATCAGTAGCGATAGCGATGTCGCCACTGCCAGTGATAGATGTGACAGCATCTATGGCACCTCCAATGTTGATTCCTGTTGCACTTGTCTCTAACCTAGGAGTAAAATCGTGGTAGATTTTTACTGAACCATTGTCAGTGCATTCAACAAATGGTTCATTTCCATCTTTGTTCTGAAGAATAAGACTATCAGCACCAATTTTTAAAGTAGAACCTGTTGCTCTAGTATCGACAATTAAACTTTCAGCAGTTCCATGCGATATCTGTAAGTCATCATTATCTCCAATTTTGATAATCTTGTCATCAGCCATGTCAAGATTACCAGTGCTTAACACTACATCACCAGAAATAGTTGCACCTTGATTGATAAGCAATGTGTTAGCGAATGTTGTTGATGCAGCGAATGTTGCTGCAGCGTTGACAGTCAAACTATCTGATGCTTCATTACCTATAGTGGCGTCACCTGTGGAAGAAAAACTTTCTATTGATAGAGTTCCAGTAAAAATTGGAGATACAATAGTTTTGTTCTCAAAAGTTTGTGTTGCCTTGAGTGTTGCTAGTTCGTCAGTCGTATTAGTCAATCCCTCGTTAGATGGGAACGAATACACGTTTTGCAAACCAGACACTAAGTTTGCTGAACTAAACTTTGCTACCTTTGTCTCATCAATAGAGTTAGGTACGATAAAGTTAAGATCACTAATCGCCAAAATAGAACCTAGACGTATTTTACCTGTTCCCTGTGCGGATATAGTAAAGTCTAGGTTAGTGTCAGCATCGTCTCTTGCTTGTATATTAAGAGTCGTTCCGACTTTTTGTAAGTTGAGTCTAGCATTTCCCATTGCAAGACCAACCTGTCCCTGTGTTTCGGAAAACACACCAGTAGCAGTTTTGCCCTCAAAGCGAACGCCAGGTGCTGTAAATGTTCCAGATGGGACTGCAGTAAAAATACTTCCTACTGCTGATCTTTTATTTTGATCGGTTGGGTCTGAGTTATCTAGTAACAGCAGGGTATCGGAACTTGATACTTGTCCTGCTCCTAATAATGTAAGGTCAGATATCTTACGAGTTGCCACTACATGCTTACAGTAATACTATCAAGTCTATTTATACTTTCTTTTTGAAGGTAAAGAATCCTTCCGCACCTTGCCAATATCCTTTATCCCACGTGTGATACTCATTGTGATATAATCTTGCCTGACTCTCTAATGATTTACCTTTATATGTACACTCTGGTTCTGATACACCTTCCCAATAGTTACCACCTTCAATAAATGAAAACACCATATCACATGCAGGATTTTTTACTATTATAATAGGAACATTTGCACCGAGGACGTGTGGTTCTGTTACCTCTACCTCTTGCTCACGATATGGTTTATCCATGTAACTATAACGAGAGGATGTGTGGAATCTAGAACTACCTATTTTCTCATGCTTTACTATTATATGTGCCCATTTTGTAGGATTTGATGCTGCCTGTGTCCAGTTGTCAAACTCACCCTCAAACCATTCGTTAAAAGTTTTTAGCATTATCTCTCAAAGTATGTTATGTTCATTAATAAACGACGATCAATGTCAGTTTGTGGTACACCTCTATGTTCTAAGTTAGTGTTGAATATTACAGCAGTGTTTGCTTCACTTACAACCTTAGTTCCTGTATCTTTAAACTCAGTATAACCATTGTTAGAGTTTAAGTATAACACACACGTTTTACTTGGTGTGCGTATTTGCCAATCAGTATGCCATATCTGCTCTGGTGCATTTCTAGGAGTAGCATTTACCTTTATCTTTAATATAGCGATAGCACCAAGATATTGTTGACATAGAGTTTGTAACACTCTCATCATTTTAGGATTGATGCTTTTATTAAACGCATGGTCAAAGTAAAGGATACTACAATACTGCTCAGGTTCACCAGGTGACTGAGGATAATGCCATGGAAAATTACAGTCAGTTATATACGATCTTAGTTCGTTGAACGTACCATCTTTAAGAAAGTTTGGGAGTATCTCCATCTGCATCTCTGATGTCATCATGTAATCTTTCTAATGCTTCTTGTGTGTCTTTGCTTGCAAGGTTTGTTCCAATGTATTGACCTGGTGGTTTTGCCATCATAGGACTCTCAGGATGTGGAACTGGAGTTTGCTTACTCTTGTACTTAGCAGCATTGACTGTTTTCTTTTTACCTTTATTTGCTTTGCACTTCTTGATTGTTTCACAAGCGTCACCAACTGTGACTATATTTCCTGCTTCTTCGTCAGGAATCTCAATACCAAAACATTCTTCTAAGAACATGACTAATTCTACCATGTCCAGACTGTCTGCTTCTAGGTCAATAAATTTACTGTCCCATTGGATATTGTCATACTCAACTCTATCTCCTAGAGTTTCCTTAATAGCAAGTTGTGCTATCTTGAGCATGATAGGTTTAGTGATCTTCTTAGAGTCTCTTAGTATCTCTTTAATTTCACTGTAAGTTTTGTTATAAGACATTAGACGTAAGTTACTTCTTCAGTTGTTAGCATGTTACGGACGACATCAAGAACTCTCATGAATTGTTCTGCGTTACATTCAATGAGTTTTGTGTCACCGCTATCACTTATTAGTGTAAAGGATCTTCTAGGAATGTCAACTATGACTTTCTCTAAGTGTTCTTCTTCGTTGTAAAACAATGGCATCAGTGCGACTCCTAATATTGTAGCACACGAACTAAACTATGTAAAGTAGGTAGAATTACCTGCTCTACTTGCTCTCCTGATTGTATCCTCAACCTTACTTATAAGGTCTAATCCTGCCTGTCTGTTTTCTTGCATGTGCTTCATCGCATGCTCTGTCTTATCTTCTCTTACCAGATCTTCTATGTGATCGTTTAAATGCTTTGCAAGAATGCTTTTAAGAAACTTTGCTTCCTGCATAGTTACTGACATATGGTGTTGTGTCATGTGTTTAAGTAAATTCTGCTATCAATTCAAGTATATGTTAGAAGCATCTAGGTCGATGTTTCCTGTAGCATCTCCTTTGATGTTACCTGTAACATTTAATTTGTAAGCATTACTATCAGGTGATGAGATCATTCCATCGAACGCACCCCCATCAATACATGATTTAGATTCACCATCTACCTGTGTTTTGACTTTACCACTTACTTGTGTAAGATAGTTGCCACCCACCTTTTCGTATCGGCATCCGTCTGCCCTCATACGAACATCACCATCACTACTGACGGAGAATGTAGATGCTCTTTTTTGTATCTTGATTTCATAATTACCTTTTACGTTCTCCTTTACAGAACCGCCTTCACTCAAATCATTTTCCAAGAACGTTGTCTTGTTTGTGTAGGCATTGGATTCTAATTTCATTTCATTCTTAGCTTGTATCGCTAAGTTCTCATCTGACTGAATAGTGCACACACCACCGACTTGCATCTGGTAGTTGCCATTTACTCTGTCAAATCTATCACCTTCAACCTCGCTGTGCATGTCACCTTCAACATATATGTTGACGTCACCGACGACATGTAGTGCCATTCTGTCATTCTTCACATCCTTGCCGATTCTTATGACAAGATTGTGGTCTGATAGAATATATGTATCATTATACGAAACTAGAGAATTATTATTTTTCTCATCCAGATTGAGAAAATTACCATTAGCATTGAGTAAACGTATGTATTCACCTTCCTTCGTATTGTTCATCTCAAACATATGCCCTGCAGATGTTGATTGAACATAGTTTCTAGGGTATCTTATCTTTACCTTTGCTAAAAGGTTTGCTAGATTAGATCCTCCTGCAAATAAATTAATTGCCATTAGTATCCACCTCCGTACGGTGAACTTGGTGAACTAGGAGCACTTGGTGCACTTGGAGCAGATGGAGCACTTGGAGCACTTGGTGCTGAGGGAGTCGATGGAGTAGAAGGTGCACTAGGAGCAGATGGGGCGGATGGCGTGGATGGAGTTACAGGTGTAGATACTGGATCTGCGACAGTAGGAGTTGATACTGTGTCCATGAAAGTATTAGTTGCTTCGCCTTCATCTATCTGACTATCTACAACATTAATCGCACTATCTACAAGTGATACTTCTTCATCCTCTTTTGCTGATTTTATCATAGGATGACCCACACAGTCAATATATTGTGTCAATGGTAACACATTATTTTCCTTGAGTTCTCTTGGACTTGTAAACTCATAGACCACACTGACCTCTGCACCAGTTCCAATGCCCTCTACACTATCTGTGCCCTTATCCTCTACGACAGGTTTGACGAATCCTAATACAAACTTTGTTATCTTTGGTTCTATCAACCTACCCTGAGAATCTTTTGTAAACGTTCCTATCTCTTGTTTCTTTGTGCCAGTTCCAATAGTGATAACTGGGTTAACATAATTTCTACCAACGTTCCTTATACTGATGTTGTCAATTTTAGGAATAACATCACCACACTTAGCATAGATTGCTGTTGCTCCTTGTGGTATTACTAGAGTTGGGAATTTTCTGTCAAAATTTAATACGAACTCGTGTCCAGATTTAGTTCTTAACTGTAACCCTACCTCTAATTGTGGATTAAATGACGTATCTATTGTTGCTAATAGTATATGAGTCTCGTCATAATCTGTATCTACAACTTGTAATACGTCAGGACTTCCCTCTACCACTTGCTCTATAAACTCACCATCATTCATGTGTTGTTGTAGTCCTACCTTATCAACCAACACACCATACTGTTCGTTAGGACAGAATGTGCTTGCAGGATCAAAACCATAACCTATGCCAGGTTTTATAACTTCTACTGAGTCTACCTTACCATTTACGATATTTGGTTTAAATACTGCACCACTACCCTCTGGATCATTACATGTAAATTGTGCTTTGACTGATGCTTCAAGATTGACATTTTTTCCTTTCTTCTGCATCAATACGCCAAGGATCTGTCCTATGTCATCTACAATAGGTAATGCTTTTACTGGACTTGTGGATTGCAAGTTATCCCATACCATTTCTGGGAAACATGGTTTTCTATTCAAGTTAGAGTTAGAACACTGTACCGCTTGACTTGCTACTTTGCCCTGTGAATCATAGAAATTGATACCCTCAAACTTCTCTAGAGGTCCTCGTGTGTCAAATGCTTTATCTGTCAAACCTGTAGCAATTCCTGCAGGACTGTTTAGATCAACCAGTGCACCACTCGTAGTGTCAAATATTTTCTTGATTCCATTACGATCTATTGTTGGGACAAAACCATTCTTAGGTACACCCTTACCAACCACTGACACAAAGTTAGGTGGTTTTACTTTATATTGTGATATCTGTTTTGCTGCCTTTTCTAATCCTTTTGGTTTAGCACCGATGCCTGTCTCAAATACTGATGCACCAATCGCACATGATAGTTGACCATCACAAAATAGATCTAAGAAGTCACCGACCTTGTTTGTTAAGTTCTGGATTTTGTCTGCAGATCCTTTGATTGCACCCGTTACACCTTTCAATACATCCAATGCACCCGTAATCTTGTCCATCAATTCTTTCATAATGTCACCAAGAATATTTTGTACTAGACATAATGCAGTGTCAAGGACATTCTCTACTAGATCCTCAAGCATTCCTTTGATAAAGTCGCCAAGTTCATCTATCAACTGTTTAAACAAACATGATACTAGATCACCAACATTTTTGAGTTGATCTCTAACTGCAACATCTAATTCTGGATCTGGAATACTTAACTCTTCAAGACCCTCTTTTACAAGTTTGTTAGTCTCCTCCATGACTACGCCCTTGATGTTAGCAGTTAGTCCAGTAAGTTTCTTTTGTATGCGTTGTTGGACTAGATTTATCTCATAATCTAAATCTACAACCGCACCATTTGCCTTGTTTATAAACTGATCTATTTCATTCTTTTCTATACCACGAGCAAACTTCATGAACTCTGCCATGGGTGCTTCTAACTTTGCAGCAGTCTCACTACCACACTTACCATTACCTACATGTACAGTAACTTCCTGTTTTTCTTTTGATAGTTTCTGTTTCTCACTCTCTAGTTCTGCAGGTCCTCGTTCGTTTTTACTATCTGTAGAGTTGTGCGTATGACCATCATTGTTTGTAGGTGCTTGATCTACACCAGTTTCCTCGTTAGTCTCAACTGTGCTACCTGTGTTAGGAGGTGTTGTGCCTTTCTCGCCATGATCACGAAAATTATAATTAGGACTTACTAACTGTGCAAATCCTTCTTCTTTACCACCTTTGACACCATAACTGCTTCTTGGATTCTCATCACCAATAGTTCCCATAACAATAGGAATTTGTGCAGATGCACCATCCATGAAAAATCCAACAACCCAAGAGTTAACTGATAACTGATGATTAGCACCAATACCAGATCTCTGTGCATATGTTGGGGGCATCAGGATCTGTGCCCATGGTAAGTCAGATGTTGGTAATTCTTTTCTATTAGGATTATGATAACCTACGATTCTAACTTTTACCTTGTTAGTCCAATCCCAATCAGTAAAATCAAATGACCCGTTGACTGCGTTCCAAAACCCGTAACCATCATTCTCTACCTGTCCAATCCACCAGTTGAACCCATCTTTTCCTATAAAATTAGCAAATGATTCATTGATCATGATTCTTCACCATCTGAGTCTGTGAATAAAGTCAATCTAGATGTCATCTTATCTTCACTAGATTTGAATGTTCTCTCCACCTTACCAATGACATATTTACCAGAGTTTGCAAAATCCTGCTCTCTATCACTCGTACCCTTGTAAATGTCTAGTTGAACCACCTCTCCTATTTCTAATGAGAAATCTGATACTAATTCTACTATGACTTTTTTACTGTAAAATAATTTTTCCCGTAACGATGATTGTGAAAGTTGTTTTGTGAATCCCTGTGTGTATGTGCCCTCTGTAAACAGTGCAGAGTCAGATATCTTTGACATAATCCTAGTATATGTTCTTTGATTGTCAAATCCTTTGTAAAACTCTGGAGTTTTCCTAGAGTTCATTACACTGACATCTCTGTAATATTTATTGATGCTAAATGGATATTCTTTGTATCTCATGTCCTTGAGATCTAATGTCATCACGTTACTAGAGTACGATCCATAATTTAAACCTTTGAATAAATCAACAGAGGATTCTATCGTAATCTTATCCAATGGTGTAATATTCTTATCTTCTTCATCCTCTAGTTCTTCTGGATCATGACCTACAACCATACGTGTGACTGGTTCCTTCTCAGCAAATGAGTCATACGACACAAAATTATATCCTGATCTTGTCTCGTAAAAAGCATACCCTGCTGATGCATTCCTACCGCTACCCTTCTTAGCTGGTATTGCCTTTGCTGCCAACCATCTAATCACAGTAAATGGATTCCAGTATGGTGATACGAAAGAAAAGTTATTGACACACTCCTCAAAGTTTGTCATTCTTTTATCTTGCACACCTATCAAATCTCCTAAGATTTCTTTCTTGACGATCCTATCTATCTTACTACCTTGACCTTTACCAAATCTACGTGATATTTTATTACCCGCATTGTTTAAGAAATCTATTTTACACATCATCAAAACTGCAGATGATTTACCACCTATGTTCCTTCTGTCCTGTATATCATATATGACAAACTCACCACCAATCTCCGTCTCAAACTTACTGTCTGCAATTTGTATAAACACGTTCTCCATACCTGTTAACTCAGATAGAAAACCTGTCTCACTATCAGTCACCTGTATTTCCATGAGCATGGTAGCAGATTGTATGTCCTCAGTATATCTGCAGAACAACACCTGATTAACACCAATGGGAGGAAAATCCATTATCTGAAAACGTATGATATTAAAGTTTGACTGTGTGTTAACTGACATTAGAATTGCGACGTTGTATTATATACATTAATAAATGGAGACTCAATTATATTAGGTCGAGCAAGTTCACTACCCTCTTGAGCTGGTTGAGCAGGCTCATCTGTTAAACCACCTATACCACCAGTTCCCTCTGCGACTGCGATTGCTTTCTCTGTCTTTGAATCCGCTGCCTCTCTGTTTTCCTGTATAGTTTTATCAGTTAGTTCTGTTAGATTAACTGTCTGTTCACCCTTTGGTGCAAATATATTTTTTACACCACCAAATACTTTCTTTCCAAGATTTAAACCCATGCCCATAGGTGTCATATTAAATGCTTTCTTACCTATGTTTGTGATATTATTAAATGCTTTGGTTTGAGTGAGTGATTTTAGACCTTTGACTCCTGCGGATGCTGCATTAAATGCCATACCCATCGGTGTCATGCCAAATAATTTTTTAGCAAGACCCTTACGTTTCTTGATAGGTTGCATAGCTCTACCAGAACCATCACCAAGACCTATACCATCAGCAGTTCCTGTGTATGGTGCTCTCTTCCCTGTAGTAGGGTCACCCATTTGTGGTGATAATAGTTTTTGTTGTGGACTGGATCCACTTATTTGTCCTGCACTGTCACCCGATCCACTATCACCTCCACCTTCTTCTTTCTTATTACCAAAGAATCCCATTGCCTTGTTGACAAGTGCACCTAGCAAACTGGGTCTCTCAAACTCCTCATCATCCTCATCGTTGTCCTCTTCATCATTAGCAACCTCAGCACTAGCAGCACCTAACTTAAATGCATTGGTTATCTTTGTCATATTTCTATTGAGGATCTTAGATGCTTCCTTACTTGGTGCAGGGATCTTCTCTAATAAATCAATCAACGCAACAGCAGCAGACTTAGCGGGCAATGCCAATGCCTCACTAAATGCTTTCTTCATCTTAGGATCGACCTCAAAATCTTTCTCTATTTTCTTATCTACGTTTTTCTTCTTGTCATTCTCACCAAGTCCTGCGTCTTCTAAACTCTCAGTTCCCTCTACTTCACCCGCTTCTTTTAATTGGTATTTCTCAGGGATAGGTTTACCCTGACCCTTAAGAAATTCTCTAATTCTCTCATTCTTATCATATATTGTGCTACCATCAGCTCTCTTACTAAACGCTGCCACTGAATCTGGTACAAGATCTTGTTGTGGTTGTGCTTTAGGTGCAACTTTCTCTTGACTAGGTGCTGTCTTTGCACCTTTACCAACAGTAGGTTTCTTTCCTATTGCTTTAGCAGTTGCAATCTTATCTCCTACAAAACCTTTTAAACCTTGACCAACATCTGTAAGTTTTTTCTTGGCAGCAGCACTAACATCACGCACCTTATTTTTTGCTGCATCACCTACATCACCTAACTTTTTACTTACCTTATCTTTTACTTTTGATCCAACTTTCTTTGCCTTGTCACCTACCTTTGGTGCTATCTCTTTTGCTTTGTCCTTTATCTTTCCTGCTATCTTCTTGGCACCATCTGCTAACTCACCAAGATCCACGCCCTCTTCTATCTCGACGTTCTCTAATGCTTCTACTTTATCTTCTAATAGATTGACTCTTTGTACTACACGACGTTGGGACTGCAGAGATCTCTGCATCATCTCATGCGATACGCCCTTATCCATGTTGTCAGAATCGCCTGGCAACTTCATGCTACTACCTCCATCACACCTTTACCCATAGGATCTATGACTGGATTCTGTCCTTTGAACCATGCACCTCTGTCTTTAGTGTCGCCCATTGGCATGGGAACTCTGACAATTTTTGTCTTACCACCAAGAGGAACAACAGTAGGAGAAGCAACACCCGTTGCACCAGTCTCGCCACCACCTTGTGTCACTGGTTCCTCGTTGAGTGTATCCTTTGCTCCTGATGATGATGGTGCTGATACTGCACCACCTGTACCAGATGCAGTCTTGACGTTACCTGATGAGTTTGTCTTTGTCTCAACGGGATCAACGTTAGGCAACCATTTATTTTTGCCAGGTTTTAACCACTTGTCATTCTCTTCACCATTTATAAAGTCAAAGTGGACTGGATCTTCTTCACCTTGCCATTGGAAACCATATTTCTTACCCTTCTCTCGCATCCATTCGCTTGCCTTACTACCAAACTGTATGTCAAGTGCCCAACCTTGTCCATGTGGTGAGTTGCCAGGTTGTGCAGGACTTATGGCGTTTGGATCTCCTGCCTGTGCTGCACTGACCAATGCTGCTTGCTGTTCGGGACTTCTGTATGATGATGTAACACTGTTAGGTAGATTGACACCATCTTTCGCTGCAGCGTTTACTGCCTTCTTCCATGCTTTCATGGTCGATGGGTTAAGTATGATAGGTTTACCAAGACTATCTACAGATGGATCTGGTGATGTCATTCCTGATGCCTGTTCCTCTGCCTTCTTCTGATCAGGTAACAGACCCATATCTTTAGCAGCAAGTGTAGCATCTAGACCTACAGATATAGCAGTTCCGACGCCAGGTATCGTACCCGCAATACCAGACGCTGCCTCAAGCAATGCACCTTTCATATCTCCTGCCATCAATCGTTGTCCTGCAAACAACAATCCTGCACCTAGTCCAACAAACGGTATCTTCTTAAGTAACCCTTTACCTAGTGCTTTACCACCAACTTTTGCTAATGCTTTTGCTCCTACCTTTGCACCAATTTTCTTTGCACCTTTCTTTAGTAGTGACTTTCCTGCCTTACTAGCACCCTTGAGTAATCCTTTTCCTTGCTTGGCAACTTTACTAAATCCTTTTCCTGCCTTCTTACCAATTATATTTAATTTTCTAAATGCTTTCCCTGCTCTTGTCTTCTTAAGAAACTTTCCTGCCTTCTTACCAAATTTACTCTTACGTATCTTACTAAAGGTATTCTTTATCTTACCTAAGTTAAGACCTTTACCACCACCGCCAGAGGATTTCTTATCTTCCTTTTTCTGACCATCTGCAGTCATCTTACCGCCAGTGGTTGACTTGGCACCTAGACCACCCCACCACTCTAGTTTTTGTTTTAATCCTATCTTGTTCGATACTTTTGTGCTATCTGATATACCAAATACTGCCTTCAATCTCTGTGCTTCATTCAGTACACTTCCCTTTGCGGGTGAAGCGGGTAGTGTTTGTAAGAAACCAATTGATGAACTTATGAGTAATGATGCACCCTCTCTGTATATTGATTCTATCGACTTACCATACTTTGACAGTGGGATAGTTGCTTCTGGTTCTTTCTCAGCAACCTTGGCATCCATCTCTCTCTTGACGATGCCACCTTTCTCAAGTGCTACCTTTACTTTCTTATCTACGTATGGTAAACTCTTACCCTTTGCAACTTCCTGTATTCTTTCTGTTGTTATTTCTTGTAGTGACTTCTCTTCATCTTCTTTCTTCTTTATTGGTTCCGTAGATCCATAAGATTGATTGACTTCTCTGATAGGAATTGGTGCAATAGCAGGAACCACAGCATCAGAACCCAATGTACCTTCTGCCACTCCTACAAAGAGTGACTTCATTGCGTTCTTTAGATAATTAGTGACTGCTGTACCTTTTTTGCTCATCTGCGATTTTCTTCAGCGATACGGTCTCTTTCCTTCTGTAGGTGAGATGCTAACATGTTCACATATACTTCCCGTTCCCACGGGATCATATTCTCAATATCTGTCAAGCTATATTTATGGTGTTGAACAAGAGAAAAATTAGTTTGATAAAAGACCATGATGCCCTCGTGGAAGAGGGCTATACGAAAAAATCAGATAAACCTTCTAACACAACCTCGTTAACAACCTTTGTCTTTGGATTCTTAACCTTTAACACATGTCTAAGTGTAGGCATAGTCTCAAAAAACTGTTGTATATCATCAAACTGAGAACTGGTCAATGACTCGACCCATCCTTTTGATTCCTCAAGAGTAAAATCACTGTAATCTTGCTCACCGACATATACTCGCTTGATGCACTTTGCAACTAACTCGTATGGATCTGGTTCCTCATTCATAAAGTTAACTTTAGCAAAGTATTCCAAGTCTGGATACTTCATCTCTACAGTTATATCATCATTTAATTTTATTATATTAGTATGTCCTTTAGGAAAATTAACTTTGACATCATTTACCAAGAACGACACATCAACAGTTGTTTCGCCATCATCTTCACACGTGACCTTGACCTCTAGTTGCTCACTAATAGATCTAGCACGTATCTGTAGAAACAAATACTCGATGTCAAACAATGCTAAGTCTGCCACATTGATCTTAGTGTGCAGACAACTTTGTATGGTTGATGTAATAGCGTCTAATATTTGTTCTTGATCGTCGTTTTCTAATGCTACTATCAGAACTTTTTGTTCCTTAACAAGAAAAGGTCTGTATTTTACCTTTTTCTTGGTAGAAGGCACCGTCAACGAATAAGTTGGCGTCGCAATATCAGGTAATGGCATAATTTATAAGTTCAGTATATTATATAGGGGGTCACTAAATGATTAAATGACTATATTCGTAGTAGAATCCTACGGTTACCTTAACAAGTTGTGCTGCTGCCATGGAGTATGGAATTGATGCAACTGTATATGGATATGCCTTTACTAGTCTAACGTTCCATGGGTTAGCATACGTATCTTTCTTTGGGTTACCGTTATTATCTTTCACACCTGCTATCTTGCCATCATATTTTTCTAGTTTGTTTATGAACATGTCACATGCATAGTCATCATAGTAATTAAATGCAGATGATCTCTTATATTCTTTGTCATCATAGAAATTCTCAGGTGCAGATGCAACAGTGTTTGATGTAAAGTCTTGCCATGCTCTAAAAAATCTGAGTGGCATTGATGTCCCATCTAGAAAGAAACTTACGTCTAACTCATTGTATACTTTGGCAGTTGCCATCTTTTGTGTGATGCCTTTATGAACTGACTTTATATCAAATGCTGAGTATGTCACGCCTGGCAACTGTATTTCATTACATAGCAACTGTAGATTCATCTCTCCAACGTTGTCAACCATTTCCAAAAACTCTTGATCTACGTTATCACTGAAAAATTTTATTAACTTATCGCTTGGTTGTATTGAGAATTGATATAAATTGGACGCAGAGACACCACCTGAGTTGCCCACGGCTCTCATAAAATTCTCTAGTCCTCTTGCCTGTGCCATAAATACCGTTATGGTTTGATATATGTATTTATAGTGACTTACAAGGGAAAGTATCGAGTTATCAATTATAGGAAGTATAAAGGTGACCCTACTGGTGTTGTATACCGTTCCTTGTGGGAAAGAAAGTTTATGAAATGGTGTGATCACAACCCAAATATATTGGAGTGGTGGTCAGAAGAACTTGCTATACCATATAAAGATCCAGTTACAAAGAAGTGGCGTCGTTACTTTCCAGATTTCTGGATGAGAGTAAAAGAAAAGGATGGAAAGATAAAAGCATATCTTATTGAGGTAAAACCTAAAAGGGAGGTCGAAGGTCCTAAACCTCAAAAGAGAAAAACAAAAACATATATTAGGGAGGTCATGACCTATGCCACCAACACAGCAAAATGGGATGCAGCAAACGAATACTGCAGAGACAGACTCTGGGAGTTCAAACTCGTCACCGAAAAAGAACTCAAGGTTTGACGAACTAATAGAAAAATTAAAGGGTAATAAGATATCTAACTCAAACCTGAGAGAAGAGGTGTTCAATATATTATTAGATGATGCAACGGAGACTCCAGAACCTGACAAATTTTATACATTTGAGTATGATCCTAAGTTTAGAGACCAGTTAAAAAGATGGGATGAGTATCCACTCGTATATGCCATGGAATATAAGAAGGAAAACTTACTCGGTGCTAACGTACATTATATACGTGGTACAAACTCACGATTAAAGGCACTAAATAATAAAAGGTTTCCTAAATCTACTCTACGTTACTACATACCTAAAAGAGCAGATCGCATCTTTTTTGAGATAAAGGAAGAAGAAGTGCAACTACTAAGCACATTACCACTAGAAAAATTTCATCGTAACAGATAATGTCTGATCCAACTGAACAAACCGTAATTGAATACCCTAGCAATCTCTCTGGTATACCTTTTGCCTCTTTCTTACAGATAGAGAAGTATAGTTATGACGAAGCACAAAAGAAAGTTGCTCAGTCACAGAATGATGCTCTTGCATCTTTAGAGAATAGTGCGATAGGTGGACTGGTAGATGGTGCAGTAAATACTGTTGCGAATACGTATGGTGCAGGAGAGGAGAATCTTGGCAATCAATCATTTAAGTCAGCAAAGAAAAACTTTTTTGGTCAAAGAAGAAACATAGAACTATCTGAAGAGAATGCTAATGAGTTAGTAATTGTTAACGGTAAGGAAGTGACTATAGGATCATTACTAAAAGAAAAACAAGCAAAGATCAATAGGAAAAATAAGGGTCTAATGTCATCAAAGTGCATGTTACCTCTACCTAATGAGTTTCAGTATAAGTATGGTGCAGATTGGAATAACGAATTTAAACTAGGAACATTGGCGTTGGCAGCAGACGATGCAGGAAGATTTGGGGCAATCGTTGGTGCGGGTGGTATCATCGGAGGAAGTGCTCAAGCATTAGTCAACAGTCTTACTGGAAAAGATGATAATGCAAATAATAAAAACAAGAGAAATAATAACGTAGAAAAAATTATTGACGGTGCTGTCGGTGGTATGAAGAAAGCTGCCGATCCATTTAAGATGAACAGTGAGTTAAATCCAAAGAACGTTGCAGGATTAGCAGGACTAGCACCTAATGAAAACTCGATACAGTTCTTCCAGAGAATGCAGGGTAGACAATTTACTTTTAGGTTTGAGTTAGCAGCAAGAAATAAGCAAGAGAGTAATAAGATAATAACAATCATAGAATGGTTCAAACGTGGCATGCACCCTGACTCAAAATCAGGCAGAGGTAGTGCAGTCATGCTTACATTCCCAGATGTATTCATACTAACTCCAAAATTTGTGCAGTGTGATGATAAAGGTAAACCAGTAGGAGATCCGATACAACATCCTATGATGCCAAAGACAAAACTATGTGCGTTGACAGGGTTGTCAATAAACACCACACCATTTGGTCAATTACAGACAGTGTTTGATGGAACTATTCCTGTGGTAACTATGGAGTTGATGTTTATGGAGACAACAAAACTTACACGTGTGGACATGGAGGGTGCATCATTCTCTTCCAAGAAGAAGACTGGAATACTACCAACTCTTTCTAAAGGTAGTTTTACAAAAGATGCAAGTTTAGACAATACAGGAGACGTTTCATTCTAATGTTAGACAAATTACCAGATCTATTTTACAATTTCTCAACGTCACCACTTGATCCAGATTTTCTATCTGTCAAAAACATTTGGCGACGTGCACAGATATTGACAGAGTTTAAGGCACAAGTAACTATCTTTAAAGAACATGTTGTTGACGATGGTGAAAAACCAGAGGATATTGCAGTTGAGTTCTATAGAAATCCATTCTACAATTGGACTGTATTAATTGCAAACGACATAACAGATTACTATACACAATGGCCTAGATCTGTTACACAATTACAGGATTTTATAGATCAAAAATATGACAATCCACAAGCAACAAAACACCATGTAACCACAGAGGTTAAGGATGACAATAACAATATAATTGTTCCTGCAGGAAAAGTTGTGCCATCTAATTTCCAAGTAGCATACTTCAATGGATCTACAACTGTTACTGCTAATCCAGTTGTGTCAGTAACTAATGCAGCGTTTGAGTTTGCAGAGAATGCTAAGAAACAAGAGATACAAATCATAAAACCACAATTGATTGAAGATTTTGTTGCAACATATAATCAGATATTAAACAAAGGAAAGATAACCCAAGTGGGTGCATCAGCGTCAGATATAAGCATGGCATAAAAAAAGCACCCCGAAGGGTGCTTGATCCATCTCGAACAAAATTATTTAGTCATCTTGTGCGAGTTGAGCGAAGTATGATAGTGTATCATCTTCAGTGCTCGTTTCAACAGATGAAGGTGTTCCTATTCCAACAGGACTTGGTGTTGATTCAACCTCTTCATATGCTGTTTCAGCATCGACTGGTTTGTTATAGTTACCTTTCAATGTAGACTCAAGACGTTGCTTAAGTTCATCGTAAGACTTGAACTGATCATCAGCAGTAAATGCTGCTAGACTATGCTCCTCTTTCCAGATTGCTTCCAACTCCTTGTCGTTGAAATCACCTAATGTAGATGTCTCAGCAAACTCGGACTTGTCGTAGTTCCAAAATCCTGCAACTCTTGTAATCTTGAGTTTGAAGTCAGCACCCTTCCAGAAATCGAATGGGTTTACTGGTGTCTCATCCTCAAATGCGGGTTGCATTGATTCCATAATCTTGTCAAAGATCTTCTTACCAAATCTGTATAAGAATACCTTACCTTCGTTAGAAGGATTCGCACTATCTTTCACAACGTAGATGTTGCTGTAATAGTTTAACTTACGCTTTTGCTTACGTGCCTGATCTCTTTGTGGAGATCCCTCTGCTCCTGCGTTCCATAGTTCTCTGTTGAGATCGGATACAGGGTCTTTCTTGCCTAAAGTTGTTAAGGAGTTCTCAATATACCAACCACCAGGTCCTTGGAAGGCATGACTCCATACTTGTGCCCATGGTAGGTCTTCACCATCGGGTGCAGGGAGAAATCTGATTACAGCGTAACCATTTCCTGCTTTGTCCACCTCTGGTTTCCAGAGACGCTCATCAGGACCTGCTTTGGTCTCTGACTTGTTGAGATTTTCTGCTTTAGAAAGTAAGTCTTGAAAGTTAGACTTCTTAAGTGAAGCAAATGACATACTCGTATTCCTCGTATTTTTGTATTGTGTGTATTACTGCGTTAGCAGTGTACTATTTATTATAGCAGAAAAGGAACTCTTTGACAAGTTCCTCTGCTTTATCCTCACCAAATATACCCTTCAAATACCCTCCAACAGGGTCTAAACGTGTCATATACGCATCAAAGTCAGCAAACACTGATGTATCTGTACCATCAGGTTTCGCTTTCTCTAGCATGTTCATATAGACTGTCAAATATTCTGTAAACATATCAAGGTATTGATCTACCTCGTCCATTTTACATTTACGCACGAAAATATTCTCTGAGAAATGATTACCTTTCTCAAAGAATCTGTAGTCCTCTGTAGGTTTTGGTAGACCCGCAACCTCAAATTTAAAGTGTTCTGTAGGATGCTGAAAATCGAATACTATAATGACCCGATTCTCATTAAATCCCATAAGATCCATACCAAAACAGGGAAGATTACTACCCCAATCACATTGGACGCATAAATCTCCACCTGTCTTAGGATAGAGGATGTTGTTGTATATGCAAGAGTTTTCATTCCAGATCTCTACCTCCCTCGCCTTTATTAAATATTTATTTGTGTATGTCTTTGCAGTGAGCATGGTATCTTTTCTACCTTCCCATTCTGCCCATACACTATCTACACCATTATGTAAAGATATTGTTTCGTGCAATATCTTCTTATAATTTTTCCACAGATTCATTACCAAGTTTTAGCGTGTGTGTTTATATCACCACTATCTATATGTGCATGGTCAACCTGTATGTGAACGTTTGACTCTAGGATAGTAGCGATACGCTCTAGTGAATCCGCAATTCTACTAACATCAGTTGTTAGTTTTTGATAATTTTCAGTTAGTACAGTCATAATGTTGATGCGTTTATATTCATAGTATAGCAAAAAATAGCTAAGACTGCAAAGTCTTAACTATTTCTTAAACACTCCTATTTTAGACAGCACATACAAAGATAGTACTGTCCAAAATACTATTTCTAGTCCGAGGTTATTCATGTTTATGATGTGGGTAATCTTGTTCTTGTGCTTTCCGTGT